CATGGTCATGGTGGGCATACCCTCGGAAATAGACATAGTATCACTCCTTTTTATTGATGTAATTTATCTGAATCGCGGCCACGATCAAGAAACAAGTTACGTTTTGTCTTACGTTTCGTCTTATGTTTTGCTTATTCCATAAGACTTTGAAATTGTTTCGCCATCTGCTGGAGCTGGTTCAACTGCTGCTGCGTAAGCTTGCCGCTCTGCAAAAGCTTTTCGACCTCCGCTTTAGGGTCTCCCTGGAAATTTGCCTTGAACTGCTTGAACTGCTGCACCATCTGCATAAAGCCGTTGTTGCCGCCCATTGCACCGAAAAACGGATTATTCATCGCTCTTTTCCTCCTTGCGCTTCTTGCCCTTCATTTCGCTCACAAGCGCCGCCAGCGCGTCAAACTCCTTACGGGTGACAAACTTATCATCCATTTTTTTAGTATCATGAGGTTTGTTTTCAGCTTCTTCCGTGTAATTAAACGTCCTCATTGGAATAGGCGTACCGCTTGCGTCTCGCTCCTTGATGTAAAAAACCGTCGAGTTTGTTTCGAAGATAATTACTCGAGAATTTGGGGCGACCATAAACCCGTTTGCCTCTTCTTTGCCCCCGCTAATCCACACAACGCTTGTCTGCATTTGTTGCGGTTGAGCCGTTTGCACAGGCATTTGTGGCTGCATCATTTGCTGCTGCCTCAGCTGGGCGAGGTTGTCCTGCATCGGCGACATATAGGGGTTTCCGTAGTATGGATAGTTCATGCTTCATCCGTCCTTTCCCAGTAATACAAGGGTGTTTCGGCTCCGGAATCCCATGTGTCGTGCCAGTCTCCGTCTATCACGCACACCACATGGGACACCAGCGCCAGCAGATATGTACCACGCGGGTGATCCATTGCAAAATCACTCACGGAATAGCTGTCCGAACAGTCATCCGGGATAATATGCCGTGTAAAGCCCAGCTTCTTGAGATACGCGCCCCACACGGTGTTGGCGCTGGGCATATCCGCAAGTGCCAGGCCCTGCATACAAAGCTGCACATACGTCTCATGCCAGCCCTGCCCCGTGGCGCGGCAGATCGCGCGAACAGGACAGTCTCCCACGTTCTTGCCGGAGGGATTCGGGTTATACCATACGAACATCACGACCACCTCTCTTTACCGCCAGCATACGGCAGATATCTCCGGAGAAAGCGTCAAGAAAAGGGCGAAAAAGTGCGTGTCGTTTTTTGTCGAACAATTTTTCTTGCGTTTCCCACTTGTGCGCATTACAATAAAAATACCCTGATTCCTTTCCTGCGTTCCATGTGCAGCAGGGAAGAAAAAAAGACACACCTACACGGTGTGTCTTTTTTCTGCTCTCAGGCCGTCGGCCATTTTTTTGTATGCGGTACGGCGGCGGCGCTTTACGCCGTCAACCGATACGTTCATACGGAACGCCTGCTCCACGCAGCTTCGTCCCCGCACGTCGCATTCCGCGATACACTGTGCCTCCTCCTGCGGCAAGTCAAAAGATTGGATCCACGCGATAGCTCTCTTGGGTGCCATGCTATGCAGCATAGCCCGTATTTCACGGTGCTCCTGGTTCATCCTGCTTTACGCAGGCTTGCGGATCGCCTTGCGGCGGGATGGTGCCATAGGATGGTTGCCCTATCGCCCGTTGCTCCTTTCCTTGATTTACGGTGCTCGCCACCGGTTTTTCAATTCCTTCACGGACTCAACGCCCTGCTCATTTTTCATGATGCCCTCCACGCCCTGTCGCACGTCTGACGCCTCATAGCCGTGCTCCAGCATCTCTTTATAGATCAGCCGCGCCGTCTCGGTGTCTTTGTCCTTCTGCGCCCGGTACAGCAGCTCGCACCACCGTTTTCGGTTTCCGGCGCTCCTGTCCATGCGATAGATCGCTTTTTCCATCTCAAACATTACCCGCACATTCCCTGTGTCGTTTGCGATGCTGCGAGCAATAGACCACATGTCGCGCCCCATGTTCCCAACGCTGATTCCAAAAACCTTGCTGCACATGAGCATGACCTGTTTCAGGTTGTAGGCCGTGGTGGTTTTTGAATCCCCGCCCAAGCCCTTGATAAAGGTTTTGGACGTTCTGATAATATCGTCTGCCGCCGCTGCATCCATACGGTCAACGGTGTAGCCCTGCAAGATAGACAAAATATCCTTCAGGTACGGAATACGGCCTACCGGATTTATGTTGCTGATAAGGTTTCCCCCCAGCACAACATTTTTCACGGCTTCGCCCGCATTTTTTTCATCACCGGAATAGCCGGTAAATGCTTCCAGAATACGTTCCGCCCAGTTCTTATCCTTGTCATCGTCCCGCAGACCGTCCACAATGGACTGCGCCAGTGCGTTCACCACGTCCGTCACCAGCAATGCGCCTACAGACCGCTTCAGCTGCTTCAGCGCCTTGCTGCGCTTATGCGGATTCGTTTCATACACCCATGCGTCGTAGGCCCGCATCAGGACGTTCAGGCTTTTCAGCGGCTCACCCATGAAAGACGTGGCCTGCCGCGTCAATGCGTCGCTGTCCCGCATGATCTGCGTGCGCTGCATAACGCCGTCCACCACCTGCGTCTGGTCGATCACATCCGTGAACAGCTCCGCCACCTGCCGGTAATACGCATCGCTGCCTACTTCCGTGTTTGTGTTTGCTGCCACCTGCCATTCGCAGGCGTTCCAGATTTTGCCCCACGTCACCGCGTCGGCCTTTCCGGCCAGTGCCATGCTCTTGTCGTTCAGCCATTCCCGCACGTTCCCGTCTGAACCGTATACCTCACGCGAAATGGTGTACCGGCTGCCCTGGTCAAAGCCGGACGTATCCTTGATCCCCGCAATAGCCGCCCACTTTCTGGCCTTGTCCCATCCGTTCCCAGCCGTCGCGCCTTTCGTAAGGCCCTTTGTCATGTTCTCCGGCTCCAGCACCACAGCCGCACGACAGTATGCCGTAGGCTGCTGGATGATCACACGCAGGTTCGCGCCAACCGCTGCGCCTTTCGTATTGCCCACGATGCGTTCCACGGTCCTTGTGGTAGAGCTGGCGCTTTTTACCATGCCGTTCTGCACATCCCGCATCAGGTTCCGCCAATAGCTCTGGGCCGCGTCGCCGTACACGCCGGACAGGACCTGCCGCACATTCTTCCCGGTCAGGTTGCCCATGCTGTCCCTGTACCGGTAGTTGTACAGACGGTTGATGTCCTCCATTGGAGCCAACAGTGTGGCATACTTGATCATATCGCTGGCGTTCTGCGCAAACACGTCATACGCGCCGCCGATGTCCAGCGCATTGCTGGCGTTGGGGGTCAGCGCCTTTGCACTGCCCATATTCTTGATCGACCGTGCGTTGTCCGCGTCCTTCTCCACGCTGGAGGCCACCGCATCCTTTGCAGCCTTGATGGGCCAGTAATTCTCCTCCTTGAACTTACGGTAGCCGTAGACCTGCATACTGGCCTCGTTGCCCCACTCCGCCAGTTTTGTGCTTGCCAGCTTTTGCAGACCGTTTGCCACTTTGATCTGCTCAGGCGTCAGCACGGAGGTGATGGCCTTGATGTCCTCCTCCGTCAGCAGAATGTTGTCGTTCCCGCGCGGGATCGCCTTCAACTTACCGTTCCGCTGGATCTCCGGCTGCACAATGCCGCCCACCGTCAGATGGTGCATAGCCTGTTCCCCGCGCCGCGCCAGATTGTACAGGTTCATGATCTGGTCGGTGGTCAGCGTCAGCTCCACACCACGGCTGGTGGTGAAGGTGTGCCGTTCACCCCGGTTTTTATACACGTCCGCATCCAGAAACTTTTTCGCCGCGTTCCGCAACTCCATCAGCATCACGTGCTCTCGGTCCTGCGCGTTCCGCAGCGTTCGGTATACCTGCATGCCGCCGTCGCCGTAGGCAGAGAAGAACGTATACGGATCTGCCATGTCCAGCGAAATTTTCCGGTTTCGCCGCTTCCGGCTCATGCTGCCCATCATAAGGCTTTCCGCCCACTCGCTGGTCCGTGCGTACTTCTGATTGGCAAGCGTCCGGTCGTAGCTGGTCAGCGTGGTCTCGATAGCACGCACCGTGTTCCACACGGTCTCCAGCTCCGTCACATTCATGTCAGCAATGCGCTTGCCGCCCAGCGCGGACAGAGAATCCAGCAGACCGCCGCTTTCCGTCAGCGCCGGGTCTACCACCATATTCCCCTCGTTGTCCAGAATATCATCATAGATCTGCTTGAGCCGGTCTGCCTCCAGCGTCCTTCTGGTGGGGTCGCCGTCCGCGTTTTTCCGCAGCCGCCCATTTTCGTCGTAGCTGTTCGCGCTCTCCAGGTTGATATTCCGCAGCAGGGCCGCCACCACTACGCGCAGCTCCTCCGGAATGTGCTGCTTGTCCGTGGGATTCACCAGTTTGCGGGAGATTGCGCCGGTGTGCCGTGCGATCCGCGCCCGCATCGCCGTTGCTTTTCGTCTTTCGCTGCCCTTCTTAGTCTTCTCGTTGTACTTTTTCCGCAGCGCGTTTACGTCGTCCCGGCGCTTCTGCCGCTCGCGGGACAGCATCTCACGCACACGACCGACGGCCTCCTGCTTCTCCAGCGCACGCCTGTCTGCATACGTTTTCTTCTGCCGCACCTGATCGGAAATCATGCCGTCGATCAGCTGATTGGCGATCTCCTGCACCGCCGCATCCCTGTATCCCTCAAAGGGATTGTGGTAAACGCTGTCAAGGCCATCCAGCACATCCCCGATTTGCAGCAGTTTGTCCGCCTCCGTATACACGTCGCTGGGGAAATAGCCCTCGCCGAACATCTCCGTCAGCTCGCCATACACGGTATCCACAGACGTGCCATTGGACTTGTTCAGTTTCAGCGTTCCCATGTGGCTCTTTCGAAAATCGCCGTAGTTTGCCATGTCCCCGCCGAACTGGATGGTCTGCCGCTTCAAATAGTCCCGAATTTCCAGCAGCTCCGCGCCGTACTCCGTCAGCTCAGAGGTGTTGTCCACAATGGCCTCCGCCACGGCCTTGGCGTGTGGCATCAAATCCTCCATCGTCACGTCCCGCTTCATCACAGCCTTGGCAAGCGCGTCCATCTCGCTCTGCACGTCCGCGTATTTCACATCGCTGCCGTACTCGCGGATGAGATTCTGCCCCAGCTTTTTCACGTCCCGCAGCACCACGGACGGTTCCTTGCTGATGCGCATTTCGCCTTTCAGCTCTTGTACCCGCTGCTTCAGCGCCTCGTTCTGCTTGGCCAGCGCGTTTCGCTCCTTTTTGAGTTCCCGCGCCTCGCGCTCCACCTCCGCCGCGCTTCGCAGCTGATAGCGGATATTGTTACTTTCTTTAAACCTCTTGACTTCTTTCTGAAACTGTGCTAAATTTTCCTTGAGGGATGCATCTGTTATGTCCCCCAGCCCTGCTGGCTGGGCTACCTCTGACAGGTTGCCTCTCTCTTTTTTGTTGTAATCAAGCACGCGTCCATCTTTAATGGCATTACGAATTAGTTTATCCCATCCAACACGCCCACCATTTTCAAAGAAATTACGTTCCGCAATAGTCAGGACAACGTGTGGTCGCATTTCTCTGTTTTCTGGAGAGATTGCTTTCCGCGAATAAAAACTTAGAACAGCGTACAGCGGCGCATCGTTGTTTCCATATTCCGGTAGCATCATAATAACCGCCGGGTTTCCATCCTTTGTTTTGGTAGATATAGTCATGATCGGCTCGTTGATGCTCATAATGGCTCGCGTCATTTTCTCCACACCCAGATCGTGGAAATGAACTTCCGCCCCTTTGTGCTGCGTTGGGCGTCCGTCCTGAATAGCTTGCGCCTTGCTGACCATGTTTTCGTAAGCATGGTCACGCTGAATGTAAATGTCTCCGTTGATCCCCAGCTTTTCACTGATATATCGGGGCATAATGCTGACAGGAATCAGCTGATTCTGCCGGGTAGCTTTTTCGTTTAACGCATCATACAGCGCTGTAGAAACCGCCTGTTCGCTGAAACTTTTCAAAGAAAACCGTTTATCGCCGTCGCCCTCACCGGCGGCGGTTTTTGCTTTCTCCGCCTGCCGCTCCGCCGCGCCAAAGGCCGCCTGCCACTGCTTTGCAATGTTTTCCAGCTCGACAAAGTCCTTGCCGTATGCCTCCTGCGCCGCCATGTCGCGGTATTTGCCGGTGAACGCGGTTTTGACCTTGGCAAGAAATTCTTTTAAGCTGTCCAGCAGTTTCTGTGCCGCCGTCCGGTTTTCCTTTGAGAACTTGGCAAACAGGGCTGCGTCGTCCAGCATATCACCGGCGAAGTCCGCCGCAAGTTCGTCCATCACATCGTCCCGCGTCAGCGTCACGCCCTCCTGCTCCGCCGTCTCCATGTACCGCTCCACGATCTCCGCCTCTGTGTCCGCGCCGTTTTCGCGCATCTTGTACTCCACCGCAGCCTGCCGGAACTTCCGGTATTCAGAGGGGGACAAGTCCTGCATTCGGTGGGTGATCTCATGTGCGGTCACGTTCAAAAGAGGCTTGCCGCTGTCAGCGGCGATTTGGATGAGATTCTGCTCTTTGATGTACTGGCCGTTGGCTCTGCCGCCCAGCACCTGATCCACGATCTTGATCCGGACGCCCAGCTTCTTGCCCCATGTGTTCAGCGTGGCGGCGGTGTCCTTCTTTGCTGCGATCAGATACCGACTGTACTCGTTGTCCGCCAGACCGGCACCCGCCGTGGTTGTCACAGATGCCACCTCCGCGTTCTCCCGTGCCACTTGCGCCCGTGCGTCCTCCAGCCCAGCATTGTACGCCGCGTACCGCTGCTCCGGCGTCAGCATCGCCGCGTACTTGCCCTTGGCCTTGTCCGCTTCGATGCCGTTCAGTCCCGCGTTGTACACGCTGGAAAATCCTGCATACAGGGAAGGTGCGTCCTCTGCCGTCCGGCTCATTTCCTGATACGCCTTTTGCCCGTTTTCCAAAAAGCCGCCTACGCGCTTCTCTGCGCGTTTCTGCACAGCAGGGGAGGGAGGTGTAGCCCTCTGCGTTTCCTGCGTCACCTCGCGGCTTGCAAGCCCCGCAATGTCACGTTTTACCTGACTGATCGGCTTGTCCGTGTCCAGCTTCACGCCGGTGCGCTGCTCCAGCACCTCCACCGCCACCGGGTCACGGGCGATAGCCGCCGCCTGATTGCCGGTGATGGTCTCGCCCCGCGTCACAGCCTCCACCGCCTCCGCAGACTTTGCGTTCATCTCCGGCGCGGTGTTCTGCTGCACATCTCGGTTGTACTGCGCTTTTGCTGCGCCATACGCGACACGGTTGGCAAGGGCATTCACGCCCATTGTGCCGCCGGACAGCAATCCGCCGACGATAGCGCCTCCAGCAAACTCTTCGGCAGCGGTGCCTGGATCAAAAATCGCGTTTTCGTTTACGCCAAAATACGGATTATCGGCATCATATACCGCATTTTGCAGTGTTCGGTCGATGATGCCCTGCAGAACCTCCTCCTTGCCCTCGTCAAGCATGGTGTTCACCAGCGTCCGCCACGCCGCCTGGTTCGCCACCTTTCCGGGCAGGTTTTGGATACCGCCGCTGATCTCGATCTCCGACCCCAGAAGCGCGTTCCCGATGGCGTACAGCGCGGCCCGCTTGTCATCCACGCCCTCCTCCTTTGCGTCGTTGTAGCTGTGGGAGAAGATCTGCGCCGCGCTGGAGAGATAGTTGGGGTCCTTGGCCCGTGCCGCCGCCACATTCTTCAGCGTCTGCACCAGCGCGGGGGAACTCTTGGCCGCCGTCTGCGCTGCCAAGGTGCCCGCCTTTGCCGCCGCGCTGGTGCCGCCGGAGGCGAAGGCGATGGCCAGCGAGGGCAGCGCCTCCACCGCAGACGCCAACAGATTCTCCCCCTTCTCCGCATACTGGCCACCCTTGGCGGTGTTTTCCGCGTACTTCTGCTGCAGCCCCTCCTGTTCGAGGGCAATATTTTCGTCCCATGCGTTGAAAAAACCGCGCTCGTTCATCGGTGCGATATTTCCAAACAGCGCGTTCCAGCCCTTGGCCACCGTGCGCTCTCCAAAGGCCAGCGGCGTGGTCACATCTCGTGCGATAGCCGAAAGACCCATGCCTCCCGCTTTCAGCAGGCCCTTTCCATAGTTGTACCCCTTGTTGGCCTGCTTGTCCGCACCATAATTCCCCGCGCCAAGGGCGGAAATATTGTAGTCGTTTTGCTTTTTGGAGCTGAAATATTCCTTGTTTGCCTGCATTGCAGCCTTGTCCGTATGCCATGCAACGCCGTCAGAGGAGCCTTTGCTCGTATCAACACCGACATATGTGGCCTTTGGGCCGCGCTTTTCCTGCGCTGCAGAGGGGCCAAGCGTTCCGGTATATGTTACTTTTCGCTTTTTCCCGTTTCGTTCGGTATTCCCAACGTAAGTTACCTTCATACGGCCTCCTAATCAGAAACGTTAAAGCCCATTTTCTTAATATCCTGTTTTTGTTTCGGGCTAAGATCATCCCACACAGATTCTACCAACTGCGCCGCTCCCTCGGCATCCCCGGCATACAGCCGCCCACTTATTGTTCTCTGTATGTCGCTGAAAGAAGCAACGCCGCTGCCTGTCGCCTTTACCTTGTTGCCGGAATTTTCGATGCGCGGCCCGGTCCCTGCGGTAAAATCAAATTGATAATCCGCAGAATTGTTCTTCGTCTGCGCTGACGACCTTGCCGCTGCCTGCGCTGCTGCCTTCTGCGCGTTATAATCAGCCAAGCTGTCCCTGTACCGGTCATATTCGTCGTTGGCCAGATTGCGGTACAGGTTGGCGTTGTCCAGCAAATCGCTTCGATCCTGCGAGTACATCTGCCGTGCTACCTCCTCCAGCTGTGCCATGTACTGGTTGTACTGCTGCTGCGCCGCCGTGGTGGCATAGCTGGATGCAAGGCCGCCGGTGCGGCTGGCCACCTGACCAAGAACGTCCTGCATGCTCATCCGCCCGTTATTTCCGTACCGGTCAGCCAATGCCTGATACTGACTTCCCTTTGTCCAGTCATCATAGTTCATGCTGATCAGCTGTTTGGCCAACTCATTCAGCGTGTCCATGTACTCGCTGTTGTAGGTGGGCAGCTCGTCAATGCTGGCGGGGAGGGTTACCTGCTGATTCGATCCGTAAGATCCGCCGCTGGATGCCCCGCCTCTGCCGGTATCCGTCGGCAAGAAGGAAATGCCTGCGCCGCCACGGATCGCCCCGGCAAGAACAGCATCCGGGGAAAGTCCGCTCGGTGTTCGCGGAATAGCGCCGGTAATCGCCCCAGTTACCGCTGCGGTCGGTCCCGTGGTTGAATAGTTCCGAGGTGCCGCACCGGAAACGGCCCCTGCAATGCTTGGCGTGGGCGTTATGGTGCTCCGGGAGCCGTTGATGTTGCCAATGTTGTAGGGGCCGACCCCCCAAGATTTTTCAATGGCATTTGCCAAAGACGGCAGTGTGGTCTTTTTCTTCCCAATATCGTCGTATTTTTTTCTGATATCCATTATGTGCCCTCCGTGTTGTTGTTTTCCAGTGCCGTCACGCGCTGTTCCAGTGCCGTCACGCGGCCAGCCAGCGCAGTTTGGTCATTGCTCAGTGTCGTAACGCTTTGCAGCAGTGCAGATATGCTGGCACTGTGGCTGTTCACTGTGCTCTGCAATGCGGACACTGTGTTTTGAAGCGCAGTCAGCAAAATGTAAATCTCGGCACTGGAAACGCCTGCCGCACTGACTGTTTTGCCAACATTACTGATGGCCCAATCTGTCCGCTGACACATATACCTGATATAATCCTCGATGATTTGGAACGCAGTCTCAGGGTCTGATTTTGGTATAGCGTTTAGGCTCTCCGGAAATACGATCACGTCACATCACTCCCCAAAATAAATTCTCTGGATATACCGAGAACCGCGCACGGGCCTTTTCCCTCCAACCGAAGCTCAAATTTATCGCAACGGTTTGCAGCAAACCGCATCCGCGTCACATTGACCTCGCGTCCGATCAGTCTTCCGCACTCCTTCCACGGCTTTCCATCGCAGCGCATTTTGACGATCACATAGCTTCCCACCGGCAATTCCACCCGCATCAGCATCCGTGAATACGCTTTTTTCCCGTTCAGCGTTTCATACATCGGCGCAAATTGCACCATCCACATCTGCGTCTGCGGCGTTTCCTCTCCATCCAGCAGATAAATGTTTCCGCTGCCGTCCAGCATATAAAGCTGCCGACCCAGCCGCGCAAAATCTACCGCCTTTGTCTCATCCTCCAGCACCCAAATGCCTGTTTTGGTCTCGTACACCATCAGGCGGCTTGTGTCACCGTCTTTTACGCTCAGGTAATATCTGTCTCCGTCGTTTCCTGCCACCGCGTCCGAAAAAACTTTTTCGCCGAAATTCTCACTGATCAGCGTAGGCGTACCGCCGGAATAGGCGTACACCCCGTGAGGCCCTTTGTAAAACAGCGTGTCGTTAATGACCTGCTGGCTCTTGTGACACCCATCTTGCAGACCTTCCAGCTCGTAAGTGTACATGGAATATTCTGCCGGATAGCCGCCCAGCATTTTGTGCAGTTTTGTTTCCTTCCAAAACAACACGGAAGAGCTGAGCTTGCAGCATCCTGTAAATTTTCCATCCGTGCCGACCGCCAGCGTATAGGAATCCGTTGAAAGTCCTTCGTACACATAAAAGTTGGTGGGGTCTCCCAGCGCACTGGCGTACAGTGTCTGTGTTGTACTGTTGCACCCCCATAACCGGTTTTCGCTTTCGCAGATAAAATCAAGATCCGGAATTTTTCGCTCTATCTTGATGCTTGTGCTGGTTTCCGTCGCCTCTGTAAAGGTATTGTCCGCCACGGTGATTTCCTTGGCAGTGACGGCTTTGATCACAAAATCCTTATTGTTCGCGCTCTGCGTCACACAACCGGATAGCGTAACTCCGTCGCCCGCCTTGAAAAGCGTTGTCAGGTCCGTCCACCCGCTTACCGTCATTTTATTCTTCGTAAACTTGGCTTTGCTTCCCGTCACCGTCGCCGCCAGCGGCTTTATTTTTTTGGAGTTAATATCCAGATACACCTTGTCCGGCCATATCACCATCTTCGTGTTGATCACGGCGAACTGCTTTTGCCCTGCTGTCACTGTCCCGATCTTTTTCCCATCATACAGCAGAGATGTCCCCTGTACCACGACCAGCTTTCCCCATGCCGTCATTGCCGTGGCGTTCTTATAGGGGTCTTTTTTCACGCGGCCTTTTCTCGTGGTAATATAGGGCCACCGTCTGGCAGACACATTCAGGCTATCCCGTAAATCGCCGTCTTTCAGCGCATCCGACCAGTTGATGCCGCGCATCTGTACAATATCCACTTTGTTTGGCCGCAAATCATACGGCAATTCCGGCATTCGCATCACATCACCTGCACACTTCCGCCATACGCAGGGCAGTTGTTCCGCCGCCACCACGCCAGCGCCTCACCCAGCGCCTCGTCATACACGGCTTTGTCGTTGCCGTACAGCGCTGTTTCGTTGTTGTAGTAGTCAATTTGGCTGCACAGATACAGCACATATACCCGGTCATAGGGGGAAGGGAGCAGCAGCTCCCCGTCCCCCGTGGGCCAGTCGTGTACGCGAGATTCTGTGCATATCCGTTCTGCGATCTCCTTATCCAGTCCCATCACCCACGCCGCCTTTTGCTCGTCGCTGATGGTATTCATCCGCAGCTCATCCGCCTTGGAGATCGTTCCCGTTACTGTCATGCCGCACCTCCTTACTCCCCCAGCAGCTTGCCCCAGGTGCCTTTACCGGCGATACCGTCCGCACCAAGCTTGTACTTGGTCTGGAACTTCTTCAGCGCCGCCTCGGTGCCGCCGCCGAAGTCTCCGTCCGCACCGGCAGAGCCGCAGGAGAACCCGTAGGCGATCAGCGCCGCCTGCAGCGTCTTCACGTCCGCGCCCTTCATGCCGCGCCTGAGCATCCGTACCTGCATGGGCAGCGTCGCGTCCTTCTCCGCAGGCACCGGCACCGGCGCGTTGGCGCTCTCCACGAAGGGTACGCTCAGCGCCGCGCACAGCCCCTTGGCGATGGTCTCGCCGATCAGGGTGGTGTTGTCGATGATCCACTGCGCGATGCGGGGGACATCGTGGAAGTCCGTCTCGATGTACACCGTCGTGGCGGCAGGATGCTTCACCTCGTACAGTGCGGGGTATGCCCGGATAACATCCGGTGCACCCGGCGTCACAGGCCCCAGCACATCCAGCACCGCCTGACACGCCTTGTACCCGGCGCTGTTCCGGTCGCCGCTGTAACAGAACAGATGCGTACCGCTGGCCTTGCCGTTGCAGGCGTTGGAGTGGATGGGCACATGCAGGTCAGCCTTGAAGCGGTTGGACGCCGCCACACGGTTTGCCATAGTGTCGTACTGCCCCAGCATCACTTCCACACCGGAGCGCTCCAGCGCGGCCTTGCAAGCCTCTGCGATGCGCCCGCACTGGATGGCCTCGGTAGTGCCGCCCACCGCATAGCTGTTGCTTCGCTGGTTGCTGGGGGACAGAAACACCCTCTTAGCCATTGTTGCCAGCCTCCTTGTGGTACTGCGCCGTGCTGATGCACAGCACCGCGCCGAGGAACGTGTCCACGGCGGTGATGGTGGTCACCACCTCGTCAGCGTAGGGCCACGCCCATACCGCCGCCAGCGCCGCGTACAGCGTGGCCACGGCGGGCATAACGATGATGACCAGCCATTTCAGGATGTCGTATACCTTGTTGTTCAGTTTCATAACAAATTCCTTTCCGGCCTGTCGGCCTGTTCAATTTTTGTCTCACCGTATGGGCAGCTTCCGCACTTCCTCCATGACGCGCCGTGCGCTGCCGTTGCCGCCCATCTCCTCATACGGCTCGTAGAGGTACACCTGCAAGTTCTCATACTCGTCCTGTGTGACGTAGCCCCGCTCGATGTACACCATGCCGAGGTGGATAATGCGGTCGTGGGCCAGCCCCACCAGCATCTTCCGCTCCGCATCGTCTGCCTTGCTGCGCTTGGCCGTCAGCTCCATCCGCTTGAGGATCACCTTGCTCACCACGCCCCACAGGGCGGTGGAGGTCAACAGTGCCACAAGAAGCGGCACGCCGACATTTGTCCACACTTCCATCCGGTCACCTCCTACAACTCGGCGCTGAGCACGATCTGTGCCCCTTGCCGCATGAACAGGGCGTAGGTCTCGCCCGCCGTCAGGCCGCTGGACGTAAAGATCAGACTTCGCATGCTGCAAGCCCCGCCGGTCTTCATTGCCCAGCCGCCCGTGACCCTGGTGACGTCCTTCAAGGCGCTGGACGTTTTGCCCGCCTTGAAACGCGATACGCCGCCGGTTGGGATGGTGGGTGTAGGCGATATGCGCATGGGAACAGCCAGTGGGATGGGTACCCACAGGTCGACGGTGTTGTTGGCGTACCCGATGGCCACGCCGTTGCCGCTTGTGTCGTAGGGCGTGGCGATGACTTGCAGATAGCGCATACACTTGGTCAACTCCTCGCCGTAGTCGGGCATCTCGTTCAACACCCACGCGCCGCTGCTGTTCTGATGGGCCAGCGTCTGCTCCGTCCCCACCTCCAGTTTGACGGCCACGAGTTTTTTCCCCGCCGCCGTGACTGTGACCGTCTTGGTTGCGCTGTCGTAGGTCGGCACCACATCGCCCACTCCGGCCTGCGTCAGGGCAGATGCCGTCACAGTGCCGACCGGCGCAGTCTCCAACACCTGCTGCATGGTTCCGTTCAGCGTGATGCCGTCCGTGTTGATCGTCACGCTGCCGCTCACCAGCTTCCAGCGGTCCAGAAAATACCCTGCGCTGCTGATGGTGCCGCTGACGTCCCGCTGGTTCACCGGATCGCCGAAATACCAGTTGTCCAGCAGGTTCCTGTTGCAGGGCTGCACTTTGGCAGCGATGACGCTTCCGCTGATGGCGATACCATCGCCCGCCGTATACGGTGCAGGTGCGCCGATGTTTGACCGAGCCTGCGCCTTCTGGGCGTCGGTCAGGGTTTGCGGGGCATTGTACTTGACGGCACCGTCAACCGATGTCGCGGCTTCCTCTGCGCTCTGCGCCGCAGCCGTTGCGCTCGCCGCTGCGTTCTGCGCCGCAGTCACGGCATTTGCAATAGTGGCTGTCAAAACATTGTAGTAATCGCTCGAAATGATTTGCGCATCAGGATATACAGATGCGGCAACATCAATTTTGAATGCGAAAGAAGCAAGTTTGCTGTTGCTCGATCCGTAAATATCGACCTGTGCAAACACATCACCTGCAACGGTAAGGACTTGCGCGGCAACGGGTATTGTGACAACATTTCCGTCAACGTCAACGACATTTCCCACTTCATCTGCGTCATACATTCCACCTGTACCATCAGGCTTCGCGAAACGCAGCATAACACTTGCAGAACCAACATCGTATGCGCTTGCGCCGTCCCACAAGGAAGCTACAATGTAACGGCTGTTGCTGTCATTCTGCACCATCTTCAGGGCGGGCGGCACAATGTCGGTGGAAAGATTAAGGTTTACCGCTTGATTGACGCTCATTCAATATCACCTCTTAAAAGTTTTTCACTTCGGAGACGGACGCAACACTTCCGGTTCCGCCGGTCTTTGTGGCGTTGCCGCTGCCGTCAAAGTTAAATGCGCAATACCAATCGTTGGATGCACACTGGAATGCCCCCGATACGCCTGACGGGATAAAGCAACCGGCCTTGTTATTACTGCCGCCAGTGCAATAAACCACGTAACCGATTGTTTTTTTCTCTGGAAATGCGACAGTAGAGCCGTTCAGCTTGTAGCTTGTGGCGTCCACCGATCCGCCAACGGACAAATCTTTCTCAATGTCCCCATACTTTGCCCCAATTGTATTCGCAATGGCCCGTCCAAACCCAACGGAAAAAACAACGTTTTCTGTGTCGGCTCCGGTGGTGTTGTTGTGGTACACGCGGTATATTTTCAGCATGTTATCACCGTCGGAAGGATCAAGCCGCAGCGCCCATCGCGTAGTAAAATTGACAGTGCGCGTACCTGCGATGATCTGCTGAATCTGTACGGCATCAGTGATACTAATTGTGCCGTCCCCGTTTACGTCCAGTTTTTCATAGTCCGCCAGCGTAGGCGTGACAGCCTTGGTGTTGATTTGCCCGATGCGGTCAAGATCGGCCTGCGAATAGTCCGAATTCCGGTATGTTGCGCCGCTTCCGATTGTGGATAGTTTGGTGTTGAAAAGCTCCATATCTCCGGTGCTAAGATTCCACTTGCTTTTCCCGTCTTGTGACTTGATAAGTACGGCCGTAAGCGTCCCAACGTCCATGAAATCAGCTACAATATGACCTTCCTGTGTGATTGCTGTTGCGTATGTCCCGTTGTAACCGTTGCTGCTGAAGCCAAAGCCGCCAATATTGAAGCGCCACACCTTTTGAGCGGTTGCAATATCGTCAGTATCCATGATAAGGAACTCAATTGGCTTTCCGTTGCCATCGTATACGAACCGGATGTTACCGCCAGAAGCGCCAGTGATAGCCTTTGTCGCGTTCTCAACTGCCGATGTTTCCCGCTGCCGAACTGCGCTGTTCGGATCATAAATCGCAGTTTGCAAAGACTTGACAGAACCTTGCAAAGACGGAATCACAGTTGACAAAGTGACCTTGTTTTTGCTTGCATCATTCGGATAGATGCAATACTCAACAATTCTGTGCGCAACCCTTGTGTTGAACTTCTTATCAAGCAGCCACACAGCCTTGTGCATCTGCAACTTCTGGAAGCTGTAGTCGCTGTCGATTGCAGCAACGTCCACAACATCGCACTCATAGCTGACAGCCGGGACAGCATTTGCGTCCAGCGTGGCTTGCGCATATTCAAGCAGGGATTCTTTGTTTGTAAAGCGTTCATCGCTGATAGCTACGCCATAGATGATTCTGTTGGAATAGGTATAGTTTTCAACGTAGTCTTTGCCGTTGTTGATGCTGGCGAAAGTCATTCCGTCAGCACCTTTCGCCCGTAAACGTGTGCAGAAGGAAGAACTGTCACCTGCAATGTCAAGCTGCCGAAGGTTCAATTCTTCCGCCAAGAAAGCGTATTGCGGCTTGTTGTCGGACGGGCAAAGGATTGTGACGGTCTTTGTCGCTGTGTCAAACATAGCGGTCACGCCGGTCCATGTATCTTCCACCTGTTCGATAATCTCCATCGGTGTCAAAGCGCCGGTAATCGTCCTGCGCGTTGTAATCCCGGTGTTATCAACAAGATTCCATCCGACAGACGTAAGAGCTGCCGACAAATGATCGTGTGGCGTTGCGCTTGCATCGTAGTCCGTTTGCACGGAACGCAGTTCATCAAGGTCAAGTTCGCAGGTGATGTTGTCTCCATTGACAATCTTGACAAGATATGCCTGGTTCCGCGTGGTTTCGTGGACGCTCTGCTCGTTTACGATCTTGATGTCATCTGGGACAGAGAAAGACAGCTCATTGATTCCGTTGTATTTTTGTTTTATGCAATAGTCATCTACTGCCAGAATTGTTCCATCCGAAAGTGTTAGCATATTTCACCACCAATCACAAAAAAACCGGATAATATTCTATATCTGCTTCCGTTGTGCAACGGACTTCATTCTCTCCAGGCTGTAAAAAAGGAAAACTGACGAAATCTGTGTCCGCAATCAATACGGGTGTTCCGTTTTTTAACAGTCTTCCAGTCAATCCGTCAACAACCAGCTCGTCTCCCGGTTTGCAACCAAGGAAGGTTATCCCCGCCAGAACGAACGAGCCATCTCGATCCGATTTAACGGTTGCCTTGTATAGCGTTTCCGGCGCGGTGGAGAAACACATAACAGCTGGGGTCTTCGCCGACACCAGCTCGCCGCGCTGATACCCCAGAAACTCAAGCGTAAAATCCAGGACGCCATTACTAACCGATTCTGCTTCTCCTGCGCTCACAAGAGCCGCGACATATCTATCTCCATTTGACAGCATGATATCAACTTTATCGCCAAGGCACATAGACAGGATCGCGGACTTTGTTCTGGATGCGTCGACGGCAGAACTTTTCACAATTCGCACGGGGATCTTAAGAGACTTTAAACCAATTTTCGCTTTTGTCGCTACATAGGCAGAACATCCTCCCGCATACACAGACCTGTTAACAGGCGCGGAGGTAACAATATAGCCCGTGCTGATATATGCGCCATTTTGCGTCATTTCTTTGCCGTTAATATACCACTCGAGCATACTGTTACCCCCTAACAAGTTGAAGTTGTGCGCCCATATACGGCGCGACAAAACGTGCCAGTTCCTTTCCACTCGGCGAAACGACGGTAAGGTGGATGCTTCTATCGCTTCCCCGGGCACTGCTTGTACCCGGCAATTCTCCGATGGGCGCAGATGCAGAAAAACCTATTTCTGCGGCATCAAAAGTCATGCTTCCTTCAATGTCTTTTTTTATAGATGCAAATTTTTCTCCGAATCCATCCCCAAGTCCCTCCGCCATAAATCCGCCAATGCCAGCAAAAACCTTAGACGGGCTGTGAATTCCGAGTAGATTTTTTACACCGTCAATAACTCCGCTAAAGAGACCCTTTACACAGCCCCACAGCCAGTCCCCCATGCTGCTTATGCCATCCCACAATCCGCGGATGAGGTCTTTGCCGACGCTCAAAATGTCGGGGATGCCGCTTATAAGGCTCTTTACAATTGTCTGAATGATTTGTGGGACTTTTGCGGCGAGTTGCGGTAGCGCTTCAATCAATCCTCCTGCCAGCGCCACAATTAGCTTGATCCCACCGTCAACCAGCGTCGGAAGGTTTTCAATCAGCTTGTCGACAATTGTATCGACCAATTCAAGAACACAGCTAATCAGAAGATCAATGTTGTCAAGAACTCCGTTAACCAGCGCCGTAATTAAATCCATACCAGCCGCAACTATGCTCGGAAGATTCTCAAGCAAAATCTGAACGGCCATCGGAATAATTGTCTGTGACGCTTCTGTTATGAGCTGCGTAAGCCCCTGAATAATCACGTTCACGCGAGGAATAATGTTTCCGCCAACAGTAACAACACTGTCGACAAAACTGCTTGTCAGTTCTGAAAAATTTGCGTTGTCATCGGCGATGCCAGTAAGCAGATTTTCCCATGCACCTTTCATGGAAGCCACGGAGCCTTGAATCGTATCAGCTGCTTCCCTTGATGCGTACCCCTGCATTCCAACCATTTCGATGTAATCTACAAGGGCGCTTTGACAATCAGCCAGGTTCTCGATTTGATACTCTGTGGCGCGCCCGTTTGCCGCGTTCCACTCGTTTACCTTGTCGATAACATCTTGAAAGCCTTCTTTTGTGGGCGTGATGCCGATTTGAAGGTTATCCAACATGGTATAGTTGGACTTCATAATTCCGTTGAAAGCATTTTGAACTGCTTCTTGAGAATTACCGGTCGCCGCTACAACGTCTGCTTCAGCATTGATGATCTTGTCGGCAAGCTCTGCCGCCGCTTGTTCGTTTCCACCGAGCGCCGTTTTTAAGCCCGTTGCAAATCCGTTTACTTGACGCAGGTATTCGTTCTGGCTCATTTGAACGGTGCTATATGCGTTTTTGGCTTTATCTGCGATAAAGTCGTAAGCTCCTCCAAACATCATCTCTGCGCCGCCTACGAGCTGCTCATAGTCGGCATAGGCAGCCATCGCCTGTTTGCTAACAGCTACAATAGCCGTGCCTCCCGCAGCAACAGCCGCCGCGCCAACTTTGGCAGCAGTCGCAAGCCCGCCTTTAAGCTTATTTGCAAGCGTTTCTGCTCTGCTGCTTGTTTCCCCCAAACCAATGTCTACGTCGCTGTTATCAACAGTGATTTTCACAAAAAGATCAAGCAGGTTCATTTTTTCACCACCAATCCGCACCGCGCGACCACATCGGCGGTAATCTCTTCGCACGTTCTGTTGTCCTGCTTTTTCGGCTCAATCATATCAGCGTATCGCGCCTTGATGTAGTTCCCTCCCGCGTATCGCGCCGTGTTTTCTGCCACAATGCGCAGCGCGTCCGTCACATAGATGTGGTATGCGTCGTTTCTTGCTTTTTCATTGAGCCGTGCCGTGCAGTATCGCAGGAACGGTTTTATTCGCTTTTGCCCTCGGTATTCTCCGGCGCAGAGCCAGAGGATTTCTCGCTCTGCGCCGAGATAAAAAGCGTGACGAATGCTTCGTCCGTCAACAGCTCCACCGCGTCCCGCGTCAGCTTCACAAGGTTCAGTGCGCCCTTGTAATCGTCTGCGCTCACGCCCTCAATAGCCGCAAGAATGGCAATAATATCGCCTTTGTGGCCCTTGAGCAGCTCTGGGAGCGATTTTCGCGCTCTCTGCGTAGCAAACTGCTTTGCCGTCATGCCCTCCGGTAGCGGTTCACGCCGAAACATGGCCGAAGCTTTTTCGTCCTGTGCAATATTGGCGATGGGGTCAATGACGTCCGCAATGACGTCAAAGACGCGTTCGCCCTGAATGTCGGAAAGTTTCATTTACGCCTCCTCCGTGCCGGCCTTGATGTAGATTTCAAAGGGAACAGCGTCCTGCGCGCTCATGGAATAGTGGCCGGTAAACTCAAAGGCAAGCTGCCCCTTGGCCTTGTCGCTCGTCTGGAGCTGGAAGCCGCCCGTAGAAAGCGCGTTGATCAGTTTGATGGCGATAAAGCCGCCGTTGGTTTCGCCGTTCTTGTCAGAGTAATCGCCCACAAGCCAGATATCGTCAAAGTCCGCGTCCTTGAGGTCATTGCGCGGTGTGACCTTGGTCGTGTCGGTCGCCCCGATGTCCGCCGCGCCGCACAGCCGCTTTGCAATGGCGGTATCGGCATTGACAAACGTGCCGGTCATCTTGACTTCCCACGAATCGAGTTTTTTTAGCTCCTTCATGTTCTTCGGGCAGTTGTCGATATCCTCGCCAAAGTCCGAATAGGTCGGCGTGGCGGTAAAATTGACGCCGCCGGTCGTTGCGCCGATCTGCCCCGCCTCGCCGACGGCGCCGGTCGCAGGCGTGAAGTCTGTCGTCAGAATTCCCGCATTGATTTGCAATTTCTGGAATGCATCAGAAGGGATTTTTGTAAATTTCATAGTTTTGTCCTTTCATCAGTTCTGCGACAGATATTCCACCGTCATGTTGAGATACCGCCGCTTGATGTTTTTATCGCTTTCATCCGCAATGTTTTGGCACCACGGGGAGCCTCGCTTGAGCCACATCGCCCCGCCGTCGTACGGCACCATGCAGCCGCCCATTCCGATAGCGTCGGAGATTTCCTGTGCCTTGGCGTTCGGCACCGCTTCGCTCTCGGTGTAATACCATAGGTTGATCGTCAGCGCGATCTCGCCGCTCTCCCATGATCCTGTGATAAGCTCATAGGTCAGCCACGGGAAAACCGCGTCATCTGGCACATTGGATGTTGGGAATGCTGGGAGGAATTGAGAAAACCACGCATGGAGCGCCTTATCCTTCGTCATTTCGGCAGCTCCTTTCGCTCTGCAGTGAAGAATTTAAGTGCTCGGATTGCCGGTCCGGCAGATTTCGGAGCCGCCTTTTCCTCCGGGTTTGACGTCACCCGATAAGTCAGCCCCGTTTCCCCATCCCGGAAATAATCGTTGTACTCAATGGGCACGGCCCGGTTGACCAGCGCGGAATACACCGAGGTCACGCCCTCCTGTTCCGCCCTCCGGGCCTCCATCGAGGTGTCAAGCGCCTGATAGTTGAGAAACTCAGCGCCGTCAACCCATTCCGTGATGTAGCCGCCAGCGCCGTCGCCCGTGCGTTTCTTTTCAATCAGCACACATTTTTTACCAAACGCATCCAACAGCATTACGGCTCCACCCCCTTGAGTTTCCGCCAGCCATTCAATCGGCCCTTAAAAGCATCCTGCCAGCCCGTCACAGCGCTCGTGTCGGCCTTTCCGCCGCTCGCCTTGGTGTAACTGTACCCCCCGAAACTCTCGCTCGTGTAGGGGCTTAAAACGGCTTCGCCGTTCTTTTCTTCCCACGCGGAAATGTCGATAGAAAGCGTCACAACCGCCTTCGGAATCGCCAGCGCCCACACCGTCCCGGTGAATGTTTCATCCGTCAGGTCAACCGCCGGATACAGGTGTAGGCCATCGTTGAACACGGAGCCGCAGATGCGGAAATATTGATTGGTTTGGAGAAAGGGCAGCGTAATGCTGCCATTCTCCACGGTGAACGTGCCCTCGTGAATGTCCACAAGGAACCAGTTGTTCAAGTGCCGTAAGACCTGTTCAAGCATTACGCTGCCCCCCTATTTAGCCCGCACCGGCCACCGAAACGGTAGCCACGGCAATGCCGTCCAGATACTCAGCCCACAGCTTCATGCCCATGATGGCGTACATATCGCCGGTGGCGCGGCTGTAATCGCCGTCGACGTGAACGCCAATCAGATTGGTCTCGCCCTTCACGGTGTAGTTCAGGCCCAGCTTGGCAAAGTCGCTGTCGCTGGGGTCCACATAGTACAGGTCGATGTTCTCCACGGGCAGAGCAATCACCTTCTTGGAGGCAATGTACTTCTCGGGCAGCAGGAACAGGGTGCGGTAGCCCATGAAGTTCTCCACGTAGTTGATGCCGAACATGGTCTGCACGGTGATCTCCTTGTCACCCAGGTAATCGTAAGCGTCGATGATGTTGGCGAAGCCCACCACCTCGGTCACGTCCTTATCCAGACCGGCAAACTTGTCCAGCACCTTGCCCTTAGCCATAGCCAGAGCGCGCTGCCACGTCTTCTCGGTCACCTTCAAAGTGCCGGTACCGAGGAAGGTGTAGAAGTCGGTCAGGACCTTGTTCTGCAAGGCCACGAGGAAAGCCTCGTCGGTCTTCTCCACGGCAACGTCAGCGCCGTACTTCGCCACGCTCTCGATGGTCACGCTCTTGGCATACTTGGAAATGTCGATGTCGCCGTAAGCAACCGGCTCCACCTTCATCTTAGTGAAGGGGATCTCGTCACCCTCAGCCACGGTGCCGCCCTTGAGGCCGCCGTCCACGCTGGCCTTGTAGGAAACCAGCTTCGTGCCGGGGGCCTTGCGGATGGGGCGCATGATGCCCATGATGTTCCGCAGTGCGTCCCAGTTATCAGCGAAGCGGGACACGAAATCCACCTCACGGGCGGAAGTGGTAAACTGGGCAGAAGTTGTTACGTTAGTTTTCGCAGCCATAAATAGCTCCTTTCAAAAAATCAGTTGTTTTCGCTTGCCATCAGATCGGCAAGTGCTTTCTGGCGCTCCGCCGTAGACATTACATAGCGGCCCTTATCGTCCTTCTTGTAAATGTCCTCGCGGGTCTTTGCGCCGCCGGTGTTTGCCGGGGGATTGGCGGGATTCGCGCCCTTTGTCTGCGTGGTGGAGACCAGCCCCTTGTAGGTGCCGTCTACGAGTGCATCAAGGCTCTTGGTGTCCTTGATCTTCTCACCGTCCAGCTCCAATGCGGCCATTTCTTCGCCGCAGCCGCGCATCGCAAGGTCGAGATTCGCGCCGGTGATGTTTTTGCTCTCAAAGTAAGCCCGGACGGCCTTTTCCTTCGCCGCCTTGCTTTCCTTTTTCGTGACGTCGGACTTGTAAGTTTCAAAGGCCGAGTGTTCCTTCTCGTACTTCTCCTTGTAGCCGCCGTCACCTGCCGCCTTGAGGTCGTCCAATTCCTTCTGGACGCTGGGCAGCTTCTCCGCGTCCGCCTTGTACTTCGTGAGATCGTCCTTGAGGGGGTCGACCACGCCCAGATGCAGCGCAACCAAGCGATTCTCGATCTCTTCGGTGCAAGCCTCGCCGAGAATATTCCTAATTTCCGCTCTCGTAAATTTCGCCATGTTATTCGTTCTCCTTTTCCTTGGCCCCAATTCTTCGGGGGCGAACGTTGTATAAAAACCGCTGTACCTTGCGGGTTTTACCTAAAACAAAAGAGCCAACCACCGAGAAATTCTCAGTAGTTGGCTCATCGTGCCTTTCCGCGCGCTCAATTGCGCTGCGGTCTTATTTATTTTTTATCTCTTCCATCTTGACGATCTGCGCTTTGATGCTCCCGTCCTTCATCTGCTTGAGCTGCACTCTTGCGCCGGTCGCAAGTACGGCCTCCACCGCCTTAATAAAGTCCTTATCCATTTTTCAGCTCGCTTTCCAGAATGTCCCAATACTGCCCCGCATGGTCGGCGGCAGCTGGTTTCAAAAAAGGCTGTGCCTTGTTGCCGCGCGTGTAATGCCAGTTGCCTTTCGCGTCCTGGTACACCCACGGTGTAGGCCGTCCGCCGCCGCCCTCGGCGTAAATGCCTGTGCCAAGCTCGACGTAAGCGGCATACTCATTGTTCGTGCCGATGATTGCCGCTGGTTCCTGCTCATCTACCACATGGGTGATGCTGTTCCGCAGATTGCCGGTGTCAACGGGGCACAGCTTTTTCGCATATCCCTCTGCCACCAGACCAATCTTTTCCAGCCCCCGCAGAAGCGCCGCATGGATGGCGCCAGAAACCTCTTTGCTGTTGTCGGTGATTTCAACGTTCATCAAAAAATCCCTCTTGACTTTTTTTCGGGAATTGCATATACTGACAGTGAGGAAACTCATGTTTCCGTTTTTTCGAGCCGAACCTCTTCCCGTTACTGGAGGGGGGGCGGCTCATTTTTTATATCTTCGTGCGAATAGGAGAGAACCGTTCTCTTCCAATGCAATCACATCAAAACCGAACCCAGTGCTAACCACGCTGCGAACTGCTCTATCATCTACAATGCGTATAAGCTCATCGGTATTGATGGATCCTGTGCACTGTAACACAACCCCTCCAGGAGTTTTTGCAATCTGCTTTGTGGCTTTTCGAATCGCCATATCTGCCGCTTTCGCTGTTGATATACTTTTCAATTCCCACTGTTTACCGCGCCATAGGTAGTCCGGCGTTTTTATTCCCTGCGCATTCGCTTCTTTCAACAGCACGAACTTCCCGCCGAATTGATCTCTGAGTTGGTTTGCAACTTCGATTTCGGTCTTGTGCCCTTTTTTGCGGTATCCGTTCTCGTATCGCACCTTACCCATGCGGGGCTTGGCGGAATCTATGTATTTCTTTGTAACATCCTTCGCAGATTTTTCGCTCCCCATGTGATATGGGGATAACTGTTTGCCGCTGTATCCCTGCTTCGATGCTTCCCACTGCGCATATGTCATGTCAGATATAAGCCCGTCGCGTGTCCTACGCAGCCCGTCTGATGTATCTACACCATCCACCGCCGCAACCAGCGTACAACGGCAGTTATATATCTCCCACGGTGGCCCTTGTGGGTCGCCGGGAAAGCGGCAACCGTTAGAAAACTTCTTGCCCTGCGCCACTTGTTCGCCGTCAAGCATGGCATGAGAGTGGCGTGTACGCGAGTCCAGCGTAGCCAACCATTCTTTTTTGAGCTTTATTCCCATCTTTCCAGCCGCCGCGTAGCTGTCCATGCGTCCGGCGTTCTGCGCGCCAGTCACAGCTGTACGGGCGGTGCGGATGGCGGAATCGCGGCTCATGGTGGTAATGCGCTTTTGCAGATCGTCCGCCATGTGCTTGATGCTCTTCCCTTGCAAGATGGAGCTGGTGACACTCTTGGTAATTTGCTTTTTGCCATACTCGAGGTCAATGCCACGCTTTAATGCTCGTTTCGGCGGGTAATACGGCATTAAGTCTGGCTGCTCTACCATAAGCCGCTTTACCGTCTGCTCGTCCCACAGATCAAAGCCGATATTTCCAGCGACCTGTTCAATGGTGTAAGCCGCATAATTGCGGTTCAGGCTGTAAATACCCGGCGTTGCATCGTTGGTATAGGACACCGCCACGGCGTTTGCGTCCGTGGCACGGCGCGCCACTTTGTCTTGCATGGCCTGATAGCGTTCCCCGCGCCCGATCTGGTTCAAACGCCATTGCTTATAGTCGGCCTCCGTCCATTCCTTGCCGTTCTGCACGGTGCCGATCAGCGCTTTCATTTCCTCGTCGCGCTTTTTGAATTGCTCAAAATATGCGTCGATGGTAGCTTGCAGTTCTTCCCCCGCCTCGCGGTATAGCGTTGCAATACGCCGCTCCAGCTTCGCAAGCTCCTTATCGGTCAGCTTGTGTCCGAGGTCACTGTTCGCCATCGCCGTTCACCTCCGGCGCATCCGGTTCCGCAAAGCTCCGGTCAATCTCTTCTGCAGCCTTCCGCTTTGCCATGTCCTCGTACTGGTCAATGTCTCCGTTGATCGTCAGCAGCTTCTTTGTGATGTATTCGTCATCGTAATACGCCGCGCCCAAAAGAATGTTCTGCGTTTCCTCGCTCTTGTTGATGATCTGATTGCGCGTATAACTCGGCTGATCCTCAATGCCTGCCAAACGCAGAATCTCCACAATAAACCGCGTGACCTCGGATTCAAACTTGTCCGTTTTCAAATCCAGCGGCACATAGCTGGCCTTGATCGCGGTCGCCGTCTGGTTGCCGGCAGATACTGCCGCAGCGTCAAAGCACTGGAAATCCTCATAGAGCTTCTTCTTCAGCATATCAATGGTGCTGCTGGTACCCTCATACGGCGCCTCGATGGTCTTGCTCTCCACCTTCGCACCGTCGTCGCCGTTGGCGTGGGCCACATGGGTAGTTTTTAAGCGCTCAACAAACTTCGCATCGTCCAGATCGTCCATGCCGTTGCAGTTAGACAGCACCCAATAAATCAGGTTGCCCTCATCCACATTGTTAACCATGTTCGAGGACGCCAGATCCAGCGCGTCAATGGTGTTGCGCTTGCCGACGATCTCGGAGAGACACCGCTTGTTGTTTTTCAGCGGGACGATGGGGAAACTCGGATAATTCCCGCCATCGTAAATCTCTGTTTCGCCGACTTCCGCCTTGCGCTCGATCAGCTTATAGCTGCGCTTCGGCTGCATGACGGCCATATCCTCGCCGCTGGGCTGGAAAAACTCGGTAAAGCCGTCGATCTCATACAGCGTCGCTCTCAGAGGCTTATCCTGTGCCACCTGCCAGAACCGGATACCGGCTTTCATTGCACCGTCCTCTTCATCATAGAGGGGGACGAACTCAAGCAGAGAGAACACCCGCAAATGCGTCAAATCCCAGAAGCCGAAGGACACGCCTGCGATTTTCGATTCACGCGCCGCATCCATGACTTCCTGGTCGAAGTCCGGGCAAAGTTTTTTCGGTGTTTCCTTCTCCGCAAAGGTCACGCCGTTTCCCAGCAGATACGAAACCTCCTGATCCACCGCCAGGCCGAAGAAGCGGCTGGCCAGCTTATGGTTTGCCGTCCACATATCCGTGTGGGCACGGCCCTGCATATCGTAGATGATCTTTTCATAGCGGTTAATGGTCGGATTCAGGCCGTTGTAATATTCCTCAGCATCCGCCGCCGTCTTATATGCGTGGGATTCGCGGTGCTCGTTGATCGCGCTGCGGATAAACTCCATCCGCGCCTTTTCGTCCTCGCCCACCGCCACAAGGTCATTATATGTCTTAATCTCCGCTCACCCCTTATCTCAGAATGGAAACATAATCAGAGCTGTCGCGTTTGTTCCACAACCGCTTTACGATGCTGGCCGCGCTGTCCGGCGCATCATCATGCTCAACATTCTCGTTGTAATCGCAAATCTGGTCGATATACGCATCATCCGTACCGGCCACAAAAACCACATTGCGCCATTCCGCCTTGAGATAGCTTGTGATTTTAAGGAATTTGTTCATGTTTTCGTGATATGTAACGGCCCGTTCGCCCTTCGCACGCAACGCCTTTGCCAAATAGCCCTTGTCGGCGTTGATCTCGCAGTAAATCTCCCCAGCATTGAAGGACTTCCGAAGCCGGATGATCTCATTCATGCAATCGTCCACATGCTTGTGCCAAAGCCGCCCATAGAGGTAATATGTTGTTCCCTTCTTCCGGGCGATCGTAAACGCCGTATAGTCATCGCCGCCGTATGCCGCGTCAATATGGCAAATGCCCTGCTCTGCAAGGCAAGGCTCCGCGCCCATTTGCGGCGTGTCAAAGATCACATCATCACTGGCAATGTGCCGTAGCTCGTAGTTTGCCGCAAACAGGGATGACGTCATAGACGATTTAATGGTTTGCAACTCATCCACGGAGATCAACCCAGTTGAATAGCAATCGTACTTTTCGATATTCGGCATCATGGAAAACGCGTCTTCCTTGTGCCAAGGCGTCCCGGTGTTAAAAATGCGTCCGCCCCGATTGCGGATGTTCTGTAACTCCTGATAGATCGTTTTTGTATGGTCTCGCTCTGCGCGGGAAATGCGGTCCTGTACGTTTACAATATCGTCCGTAAATATGCGGTCAAAATGCTTGCCGGTCAAGGACCCGTTCACGCCGCACGCCACAAGCTGGCTCGTGCCCTTGTTGTCCGCTGCCAGATTCGTGGAAATCTCCGTCGCGGATACCGTTGTCAGGATCAGCGGTTTCCCGTGTATCTTCTCGCACAGCGCCTCCATGTATGGCGATAGCAGCAGATTCCGCACCTGCCGCACAACCTCTTTCACGTCCGCATCCGTTTTTCGCATAAACAGCGTTTTGAGATTTGGCAGAAGGACGATGATCTCCGCCAGCGCAATCGAAACGCATGTTGTTTTATAGCTGCCACGGTGCGCCTGCAAGGTTTTGTCCTCACTCCCGCGCACCATATCCTGTATCCATGCGTTGTGCAGCGCGCCCAGCTTATCAAACCCAACGGCATGGCCGAACGCAATGGGATTATGTATCAGCAGTTCCGCCGCTTGTATCCGCGTCATTCTGCATCACCATCTTCTCCAACTCGTCCAATGCAATGCCCTTCGCGTCCGTCACCGCCACGTCCACGCTGTCACGCTGCCCCAAAAATTGTTTACCGAGGAAAATCGCCATTGTAGCGTTCTTTTCAGCCAATCGCCACTGGCTCCGACGCAGTGAAATTTTCCCCGCGCCGCGCTTTTGTTTAAATACCTCGGAGAAACTGGCATGATAGGTGCGTTTACACCAACCATCCAGTGTTTTATCAGTTACATCAAACCAACCGCAGATCTCCTCAAGCGTGCATTGCAGGCCGCAGAGGTTCTCGAACTGCTTCTGGTCTATTTCCTTTCTTGGCCTTGCCATACACGCCCTCCTTTCTGCGTTGGCGTTTAATAAACTTCTCCATGTCCCGCTTCAAATACGGGCTGCTGGTTTTGGCAATAATCGCCTGTGCTTCATCTATCGTCATTTCCCAAGCTTCGAACGATTGCCCATTCCCGCTCCGACAACTTCCAAATATCCGTGTTGACCTTTTCCGCAGCAGCCTTTTCCGCAGCAGCCTTTTCCGCAGCAGCCTTTTCCGATAGCAAAAAGCCGGAGCCGAACAAGCCTTTCCCCGACGCTTTCTGTGAGTCAAGTGCGCGGATAAAATGTGCATCTCTTTCGCTAATTTCAAGGCTTACGCCGTGAGCTGCCATATAACACAGCATCGTTGCTGTCAAAACCTCGTCTGGATATGAGTATTTCGGCAGTTCTCTGTGCAACTTTTTGAGATTCTTTTTGTTCTCGTCATCCAGTATTTCTCTTAAATCAGCAGCAGCGACAATCTTATTGCCCCCCATGTTGGTAACAAACGACGTATTGACAGACGCGCCGTTTTCATACACAACTCCGCACCCGCACGCCACATAGTTTGCCGAGCCTCGCATAATTCCGAGGAGCGTAAGCGTCGGAGCAAACAGAAAAAAGTTGATTCTCTTGCTTGTGTACCACTCGCAGATTTCTGAAATAATGGAAAAAGGTGGATTGTCTATCACAACACACCCGGAAGGGTATTTCTCGCTTTTATAATCTCCGCCCGGATAAAACGGGCGCACAATCGCGGCATTGCCAATTTCGTACTTCTCAGCCGCCCAATCTCTTACTGCGTCGTAGATGTTATCTGGCGTGTAGCAATCGTCCGTTGTTTTCTTCGCTTCAAACTTTTTCAGAAACTCTTGATATTCTTCGTCATCGTCCGAAAGTTCCCCGCGCTCCATTCGTTCTCTAAATTCCTGTTCACGTTCTTCGTTAGTAAGTTCCGTTTCGTCGGTATCTCGGAAATCCCAGTCAAAATCAAACGCCGACAAATCCAGCCCAGGCAGCTCGTCAGCCAGGAGGTCAAAGTCCCAGTCGCTCTCGTTGCTTTTATTATCCACCAGCCGCAGGGCGTTCACCTGCTCCGGTGTCAGATCATCCACGCAGACACAGGGCACTTCTTCCATGCCCAGCTTCTTTGCCGCCATAGCGCGGCAGTGGCCGATTACAATCACGCCGTCGCGATCAATCACAATCGGCTGCACAAAGCCGTACTGCTTGATGCTCTCCGCAACGTTGTTGATTTGCCGCTTATCATGCTTTTTTGCATTGGATGCATACGGAATAATATCTGCAATCGGTTTGTTATGGATAACCATAAGTCTTCCCTTCCTGACGCAGCGGCCTTCCCCCACTGGCCTTTGTCATTGGCACGTCTGCACCCGGCTTTCGCCTCACCTGTATTCACGTCTTCCCTGGGACACATTACAAAGAGGTGCGGGAAGTCCTGTTTTATGTAAGCAGACTATTTGGGACGCATCCCTTACAGCGGTCTGCCAGCGCATCGCCTGTTGTTTTTACACAATTGGCCGGGTACCGCCATGCAGACATACTATCCTACACAGCGGCTTTGTCCTAAGACAACCGCCACCACACCACATCCACGCCTCGGATTTCTCTCAAGCACGGTGGTACCCAGACCAACCACGGACTTTTCAGCCCTGCGCCGGTACGTCGGTCGCATCCGTTTCTTCATTCATAGCCGGAGCCAGCCAAATAATTATTATTCGTCCTGCCGCTTTCGTACAGCGCACAGGAAAGACCACTTCCGCAGGCTTACGCTCCGTGCGGCTACGAGGCAAGAGGTCACGCCTATGGTGCAGACGGTTGGACTTGAACCAACGACATACCTCCCAGCGCGGTGCTCTCCCGACTGAGCTACGTCTGCATATTGCCCCGTCAGGGCGGAGCCGCCGCCCCGCCCCACAGGGTAGAAAAGAGGGGAAAAGAAATGAATCGGCACGGGCAGGTTGCCCCTGCATATCCAGCATACCTATATGTATATCTCCCGCGCACCCCTCAAACGAAAATTTTTTTATTTTTTTACTTTTCCCTCTTGACATACCACGCATTGCGTGGTAATATATAGACAGTTCAAGAAACAGTGCAGCCGCACAGCGGCAGAAAGAGGAGGAACATCATGAAGAAGCTTATCGACACT